ATACTATTGCCGAATGGTCTCCCAGCATCATGCTCGAGATCACATTAAATGAACCCGACGATTTTCTCAAAGTCAGAGAAACTTTAACCCGTATCGGGATCGCCTCAAGGAAAGAAAACAAACTGTTTCAGTCTTGCCACATACTACATAAGCAGGGTCGATACTTCATCGTGCACTTCAAGGAGTTATTCTTGTTGGACGGTAAAAAGGCGAACCTCGAAGAGTCGGACTTGGCGAGACGCAATACAATCGCGACGTTGTTGAGCGATTGGGGATTAGTTAACCTCGTTGACCAATCTCAGGCAAAGGACAAAGCACCACTGCGCCAGATCAAGATAGTTTCCTATCGCGAAAAAAGCGAATGGGATCTTTGCCAAAAATACAACATAGGTACCAAAAAGTAATCAACTAACCCAAGGAAGGAGGGGACTTGAAAGTTCTCAATAAGGGAACTAGAAGGCGAGTGTATACAAAGACAGATGCGTGGGAAACTGCACTGTTATTGGTATGGATCTCGACTAGTTTCACAGCAATGCTAGTAATGTTGTAAAATAATAGGGGTGGTATGTGATAAATGCTTATATGATATGTGACTTTAATAACCCGATTTCCATGCGGTACGTGGATCTCTCGTTGGAGTCATTTAAACCAGTAGAAGACTTGATCCGTATCACCCCTGTTCAATGCACTACCCCCGCAACACTCCCCATAAGATATAGAAAAACCGTACTGGGCGAAGAAAACTGCCCTCACTACGTTTCTGAACTCCCTGACCATTGCCGCCCGAGACACTACGGTGGCACCTTCTGTGACGACCCAATCTACAATTGCATTATGCACTCTCACATGCAGTATGTCGAGAGGATCGCCCAAGGCGAAGAACTCATGGTAATGGAGCACGATGCTGCTCTGATCAACGAAGACTCTTTCCGAGAAATGTTTGATATGTTCTGGGGTGCTGACACTTTCTTCCCTGGAGCATGCATGGAGTTATACGGACTCTCTCCCCGCTTCGCTAAATGGTTGTACGACCTGATGGAAGACTTCCCGTTCTTCGAGAAAAGGAATGGATACTATGACGACCTTCGGTTCAGTGGACCAATGGGTATCATAACTCATTGCAGACAACTTGGGTTCAGGGGCGAAGGGCAGACCTTTCTAATGCCGACCAAAGACAACGTCAACATAGACAAGATATGCTATGGCGCTGGACCTGTACCTGCCCAAAAGGGTCAAGGTGCTCTGTACGACCCCTGCGCCAAGCAATACTACTTCACAAAAAGCAAGAACACAAACTCCCCAGACTACTCAGATATTATGGAAGACGAGACTCTTGACTACTCTGCTTCCGGCGCTATGCGCAGAGACTTCATCTTCATTGACGGTTGAACTTGTAATATCAATCTAATTGTTATATAATATGTCTCCAACATTGGAGTATTGAATGCGATTCTATACAAACATCTCACGCATTGGCGAACGTATCTGTTATCGTGGATACAAAGACGGTGTCCGCGAACAGTTCCGCGACGAGTTTAACCCAGTCATGTATCTCACTTCGCGCAAGCGTGAGTGTGATTGGCGCACCCTAGATGGTCGCTGTGTTGAAGAGATGACGTTCAACAGCATGAAAGAAGCGACCGAGTTCTCTAAACGATATGAATATGTCGACTCCCTCGAGGCACACGGTAACAACAACTTCGCTGCACAGTACATCCAGAAACACTTCCCCAATGAAGTCGAGTTTGACTCTTCCCAAGTGCTGGTTGCCAACATCGATATTGAGGTGGCGTCTGACGATGGGTTCCCTGAACCTGCTGAGGCAGCACGTGAAGTCCAATCAATCGCACTCAAGTATTTTGGTCGCCCCACTGTGTATGTCTGGGCGTTGCTTGATGAGTATGACCCCCAGCAATGTCAGAAGCACATCGACGTAGATCCAGAAGACATACGGTTCATCAAGTGCGACGGCGAACTTGACCTCCTGCTGAAATTTGTACAGTTCTGGAACTCCAAGGATACTTGCCCTGATGTTGTTACTGGTTGGAACGTGCGTATGTTCGACATACCATACCTCGTCAACCGTATGCAACGTATGCTTGGCGGCGACAGTCACAAGAAGTTCTCTCCTTGGGGCGTTGTACGCGAGAAGCAAGTAAGCATGCAGGGTAGAACGCAGCAGGTCTATGACCTCGTTGGTGTTGAACAACTGGACTACTGGGATCTGTTCCAGAAGTTCGGTGTCTACACGTTCGGTGTACAAGAGTCGTATAAACTTGACCACATCGCAAACGTGGTACTTGGTGAGAAGAAACTCTCATACGAGGAACACGGCAACCTCTACACGTTGTACAAGGAAGACTACCAGAAGTTCATCGACTATAACATCAAGGACGTACAACTGGTCGAGAAGATCGACGAGAAGATGGGTCTGATTGATCTTGCCATGACCATAGCATACAAGGGTGGTTGTAACTACCAAGAATCATTTGGTACCACGCAACTCTGGGACACCTACATCTACCGTGAACTGTGCAAGCGCAAGACAGTCGTCCCGCCCAAGAAAGAGAACCACAAGGTTGAGTTCGGTGGCGGTTATGTGAAGGCACCACAAGTTGGTCGTCACGCTTGGGTTGTCTCGTTTGACTTGAACTCCCTGTACCCCCACTTGATCATGCAGTACAATATGTCACCCGAGACGATCGTCCCCGCACGAACGACTGGCGTTACTGTAGACAACTGCCTAACAAAGTCCCGCCCTGACTCTGTATCGCCAGAGGATTGTATCGCCGCCAATGGTGTGCACTTCAGTAAGTCTGAGCGCGGTGTACTGCCTTCTATCATTGATGGTCTGTATGCTGAACGGAAGCAGATCAAGCGCAACATGCTGGACGCACAATCCGAGGTTGAGAAGGGTGTCGTTGGTGCTGAACGAGAGATAACAAGACTCGACACTCAGCAGATGGCGATTAAGATTATGATGAACTCTCTCTATGGTGCACTTGGTAACAGATGGTTCCGTTACTATGACATCCGTATGGCAGAGGCAATCACCATGTCGGGTCAGTTGTCCATCCGCTGGGCAGAGCAAGCAGTAAATGACTACATGAACAAGATAGTCGGCACTGAGAACTTTGACTATGTGATCGCGATCGATACTGACTCGGTGTATGTGAACTTCGGTGTGCTCGTTGAGAAGATGGGTATGGAAGACCCTGCCCAGATAGTCAAGGTGATTGACCAGATCGGTCGCGAGAAGTTCGAACCTCTGTTCGAGAAGTCGTACAACGACCTCGCCACCTACATGAATGCATATTCAAACAAGATGGTGATGGGTCGTGAGGCGATCGCCGATGCTGGTATCTGGACTGCAAAGAAACGCTACATACTAAATGTGCACAATAACGAGGGTGTACAGTACGCTAAACCTAAACTGAAGATCATGGGCATTGAGGCAGTCAAGTCTTCCACTCCTGCTTCCTGTCGTGATGCGTTGAAGGGTCTCTTCAAGGTAATGATCTCTGGTACTGAGAAACAGACGCAGGAATCAATACAACTCTTCAAACAACACTTCAAAACTCTTGCCCCGCACGAGATCGCATTCCCTCGTGGCGTGTCTGATATTGGCAAGTGGCGTGATGCTGCGACAATCTATAAGAAAGGTTGCCCCATACACGTTCGTGCATCTCTGCTCTATAACAAGTTGCTTATTGACAAGTCACTGGAAAAGAGATATAATGTTATCAAGAATGGCGAGAAGATCAAGTTCTTATACCTTAACCCAAAGAACCCTATGAAAGAAAACGTAGTTGCTTTCTACGACTTCTTGCCAGAAGATATAGGTCTACATCGATATGTGGACTATGACCTACAGTTTGAGAAGGCATTCCTCGCTGTTGTATTGCCAGTGCTTGAAGCAATTGGTTGGTCGCCAGAGGAGAGAGTGTCACTTGAGGACTTTTTTGAGTAATGTACTCACTAACAATATTTAAATCGGCGTATGACAATGCTACGCACCGCCGATTTAAATATTGTTAGTGAGTACATTACTCAAAAAAGTCCTCAAGTGACACTCTCTCCTCTGGCGACCAACCAATTGCTTCAAGCACTGGCA